CCTATCTCGTAGTCTCTCAAGAATTTAACACATAGAGTTGGATTAGCTGCCATAGTAAATCTTGTCATCTCACAGTAAACAAAAGGGTCAGAAACAAAAGTTTCAACCTTTCTGTGTAAAGAGAGTGTTGTTTCATGGTCTTTACAAAAAATTACCTTGGCATAGTCATAGACAAAATCTACAACTTTTATTAAATTAGAGTATATTTTCGGTATTGCTCCGACTCCCAGAGCTATGGTGGCAATATTCTTAGCTGAGGAAAGAATTTTTGAGCCAGTCACAGAGTTGTTTTCTTTTAATGTTGGCAAACCAAAGTAAGCCAACATTGTAACTCCGATAACACCGAGAATAGGTTTAGAGTTGGACTCCAAAAAGGATATTACAACATCAACAAAAGATTCAGGTTCCATCTCTTTTCTGGTCTCATCACCTTTGGCAAAAGCAATTCTGTTTGCATTATCTTCTCCTATGTTTTTAGTGGTATTTGATAGGCTAATCATAAAATCGTCGTATTTACTTGTCTTTTTTGTTGTCCACCATTCAGACGTCTTCGTATATAAAGTGGACAGAATACGTACAATAAGATCCAATAGACCAAGATTGGTGAATATGTCAAGTAATATTAAAAACCGCATATATCTAGATGTGCTATTCTTCCATATAATATAGTACAAGAGAAGTGTAGTTGCGTCTATATCTGGAATTTTTGTTATACCCACAGTTCTCAACATCTTGGTCAATATGTCTTTGAAGAATGCGTTAAACATAGCTCTTGCTGATCTCATGGAACTTTCAATAGAGCTTGCATCAAAACTTAATATAGCCTCGGTACTCTGTTCCATGCATTTCCATTTTCCTGTTGACTCTGCTAGACTAGCTTTAAAGTCTGCTATTGCGAGATTCACTCTGCTTTCTACATTGACTGCTGAATCTTTAATATCTGATACATCATTCAGAAACTTTTTCATAGATCTGAAAGGAGCTGATATAGTACTCGAAATCTTTTTAAAAATGGATTCATTTTCTACTATCTTTTCTGGTGTAACTTCTTCTTTGGCTATTGTTTCAGCTAATTCATAAAGATCTTCAGAACTTGCTGAGGAATATATTGTCGGCGGAGGATCTTGCGCTGTGGAAGTACTAGGTTCCGTGTCAGACTGTTTTCTTTTGTTTTTCCCCATGCAAAATTCTGGTGTATCACGTCTTGTAAGAATTAGCTTGACGATGAACTCCAAGCTATTGAAAACATTAGCATCTGTCGAAACATGGAAAATTTTTGACCAGACATTATATTCAAGCTGCGCTAGTTGTGCTATACTTTTCTCTAGCTGAAAAACTCCATTGATCATTTCTATCTTCAAATGCGTATTATCACCTAGCAGAGTTGTTGCTTGATTTTGTGTTAACTCCTGCACAGGTTTATCAAATAATGTTTGGAAAGCTGGATGATAGAACGAATCAATTTGAAAAGTAGCGACATTTTTCATTAGTTCTGTAAACTTTTCTTTGTCATCAAGAAAAATCTTTAATGCATTATGTAAACATGACACCAAATCTGGGTCCTTCATCCTCTCTAGAACTATAGTCTTTATAAACAACTCATTGGAATTTAATTCCTTTTCAAGATCTTTGCAGATGTAACGCGGAACTGACTTTATATGATGATCAAATCTAATTGGTTTGACCTTGTTTGAATAAAGATTAAAAATCCCACTTTTCAAGTCGTCCAACATCTTACTGGGATCTTGTTCAAAATTATAGTCGGATATGTTCGACTCTATAATCTTCAAAACATTCTCATATGTTATCGTCTTATAAGTTGGAGTTAAAAGTCTTGATGTGAACCAATATGATTTTACCATAATAAACTGGTCCATAAGGTAAAAACACCTCCGGAAGAGTAGAATGAATTGACCAGATGTCAGTGTTGGTCAGTTTGTTGTTTCTATCCATACAAATGCGAGACACGTTATCTTGTAATAGTGTTAAATAGACCGCAAGGATACACTCATATTCTGTTGGAATTCGGATATAAGTCATCTGTATTGTTGCCAATTTGCTCGCCATAAGAATCACGTTCTTATCTGATAATGTTTGATTTTTTATGGATGATAAAATCCTTCTGTATAGCGTAGATGTTGTCAATAAAGCTCCCTTTGCCTCTACAGCAGAGTACCATGTTTTAGCATAGTTTACCCTAAAACTATTTGAAGGTAACATTAGAATATTATCGACTCGCAAAAAGGCTCCTTCTGTCTCTGGAACTATCTCTTGAAAAGTACTTGCATTTTGATGTTTAGCCAATGGACCTATAGGTTTCAATAAGACACGAAGATCTGGATCAAAATTTCTATGATCAGAGTATACTGGTGTACGTGACATTGAGTCCATGACTACTTTTCCTCTCAAAATAAGTTTGTTCAGTCTTGTCAACTTCCCAGACACCTCTCCAAAAACTTTATCACTAATGCTTGTCAAATGGTATTTATCCCCAACTTTGATTACATTTTGGGGGTTAACTGAAAAGCTATATCCGTTGTTGAATTTAAACAAGTAGTTTTCTTCTGACTCTATTACTTGAACGGTAGATGAATTTATGATTAAGGCAGGTCCTGGATTTGCTTCGACACCTTCTCTCAAAAGATCGGTTGTAAAGGCATCTGGTGAATCATCTTTCAAAATT